GCCAAAGTCGTCATTCTCCGAAACGCTGTCTCCTTCAAGCATGTCATCTATCACAAATTTTGAATTATACATGGTTGCCGTGAATGCTCCACCCGAACCGATGTTTAAGTCAACCACGTCAGTATCCTGTAAGTCGAAAGTTGTTTCACCTGAGTCAAATTTCATTGTCCTGTATGTTGCAAATCTTTCAGAACCTATCACTATCCTGTTGCCTGACTGGTTGATGTCAAGGCTGTTACCAAACTTCATGTTGTTCTGTGTCTCTGGTGCCTTGATGGTCTGTTGCAGTGTGTAAGTGTTTGTTGATCCATCAGCGTTCCATTTGTAGTAGTACACTGCACCGCCATCTATCTGACTAGTGCTACCGTCATCAACTCCTGGCGCTCCTATTATCAACGTGGTTCCGTCCTTACTCATTGCCATTGACTCTCCAAATGCAGTGTTTAGAGAAGATCCATCACTTGACACGCCTGTCAATGTCTGTGCCAAAACAAAAGAATGTTGTGTGCTTCCGTCGTTGCTCTGCGAAGTCCTTCGGAATATTTCAACCTTTCCGGCATTTCCAGGTGCAAGTGAACTGACTGCTAAAATGTCGCCGTTGTCGTTTGCCTCTAACCTGTGGCCAAATCTTTGTCCGGAGCCGCCATCCGGTGCTTCTATTGTGTAATCTTGTGTCCATGTGTCATATGTAGAACCGTCTGATCCGACTGCCCACTTGTACATGTAAACCCGCCCTTGGTCACTGTCATGTCCTGGAGCCGAAATAAAAAGGTACTTGGTAGGTGTTGTGCTCAACGAATTGATACCAGGCTCGGATATTTTATGTTGCCAACCAAAGTTCAATCCTTCGTTGCTACTAGATCCGTCTGTGGGCGGAGATATTGTGTTCAATATTGCGTATTCAAAAGTGCTTGAATTCCATTGGTATACCTTCACAAGACCTGAATCTATCTGCCTGGTGCTACCGTCTGAGTCGACTGTGTTACTGAATGGTGCACCTGCAACAACATAGTTCTCATCGGTGCTGATCGATAATGATTCACCTAATCTGCTGGTGTTGTCATCGTTCTCTGTCATAGTGACAGTTGACTGAGTTGAAAGGCTTGTGCCTGCATCTGCTGATTTCCTAAATAGGAAATGCACTTCACCTTGCCCTTTGCCTGGTGCTGAAATAATAATTGTTCTGCCGTCGTTACGTGCAACGATCCTGTGGCCAAATTCCTGTGATGCTGTCGTTACATCGGGTGAAAGAACCAGTCCTGCTGTGTATGGATCACACTTTTCGTACACACGCCACAGTCCTGAACTGTCGCTGTCGGCAAAAACCTTGTCCCCTTCTCTGTCTATCGCAGAATCTCTGTCATTGTATTCACTGTGATGTACCAGATCGTTGACGTTGTCCATTGATGCCAGTCTCACAGAAATAAATTTGCTTATGTTTCCAAAACTGTCTGCTGTAGAACCATCTTCTAGTGTTGGTATGAAACCAACGTTGCCTTGGAAATCAATAATGACCGTCTTGTGACTGACAACGGCCGCAACTTGATAAACGCCATTAAGCGTTGGCTCCTCGCTATTAGAAATTGCAAAAAAGTCCGGTTGCCTTGTAGAAGAACCTGCTGACAGACCATGTGATCCTGTGAATGTGATCTCCAACTGTGTTGCATCGTTTATAGAACGTAGATCTGCAATGGTGATTCCTGCGTTTGTAATTCTAAACACGTCCCAATCATTGTTGCTTTTGTTTGCCACCCAAATTAAATCATTTGCCGACACAGTTGCCATGTCGAGGTCTAAGAGCTCTGCTATGTTGAATGCAGTGTGTTGCACCTGTGTTAGTCTCGGATATCCTGCCGTTTTCAGCACCTGTGCTTTTTCTCTGTCTATTCCCTCTTTTGTGTAATCTAGTCTTTTGAAAGTGTCTGAAGCCGTGTATTCAACTGGTCTGAAATAGAAATCCTCTTTGACTATGCCACGTGATCTTCCGTAGGATGCCGTCTCATTCGTGTTGTCTAGAAGTTCTATGCTTTGCGGGTTGAAAAGTATTTCACTGTCCTTTAGTGTGATCTGTATGTTTTCAGTGGTGTCTGTGTTTCCAAATTTACCTGTCCTTATCATCCATTCAGGATACAGTTCGAGATTAATGTCTTCGCCTTCATACTTCGCCTTTAGGATTTTATCTATTGCGGCCTGTGTTCCTTTTTCTCTAATGTAACCTTGATAGAACTTGTATTGTGACACATCATTAACAAATAGATTTTCGAGATAGTCTCTTGACTGATAACCTATTAGCCTCTGTGCCAGTTCCTGTTGCGATTCGTCAAAATTGTTTGTCTCTAGATTGTAGAAATCGTTGAACTGAGATATCTTATATTCGAAATTTGGAATCAGTTGTGGTGCAGGTTTTTGATCTTTCTGTGTCCAATTTACAGTGTCAAACTTAGATCCTGAATTATGATTGGCTTTTGCCACATAAAACTTTCCTTGATATTCAACGCTGTCACCTATTCTATAATCTGTATTCGCCAACCAATATGTAACCTGTGCCGCATCAAACACAAAACCTGGAGCATAATAATCACCGTTCCAATTTGCTGTTTTCCAGCCAACCACTTTCAATCGTTGCTGTCTGAAACCTGTGGACGGTTCATAAATTATATCTGAGAACACAGTCTTGTTGTCAAAAATCAGCAAGTGTTCTTTCTGTACAGTATTCAAAGAAATATTGTATAGTCCAATCGTGTCGGACTTGATTCCAAGTTCAAAAGTTTTTCCAATTCTTTTTGTTGACAGTTCGGATATGTCTATCTTCCTACCGCCTGCATCAAGCACTGAGTAGTCGCCTGCAAGATTCCTTAATTTTCCAACAACACTGTTATCTGTGTCTAGTTCAAATCCGTCTGCGGCCGGTGAAACTGTTACAGCAGATCCAGGAGCCCATTCCTGTGTTGTCCAAAATAAAAATTCTCTGACAGCGTTAGACCAATTCAATGTTTCTTTTAATTCATTTGAGAACTTATTAAATTTGAAACCCTGTGACTCTAACCAGTGTCCATATCCAAACAAGAAGTCTGCAACGTCCTGTATAGTGTCAAACACATGACCATACGGTATGGTCTGTGTCGCTTCCTGGTGTGTTGCATATTTTTTCACTATTAGTGAACCTTCCACTGAAACTGGTGTGACCGTTGAAGTGGTTACAGGGTAGTTGAACTCGAAGTAAGGTCTAACAGTGTTATATCCTAGCACTTTGTAGCCACCAAGCACCGTTGAGCCATCTTCACTTATGTCTGTGTTCTTTTCTATAAGCACACCTGAGTAGTAGAAACTTTCTACAGGATTTGATGTCCTAAACAATATTTTAAAGTTTTCGTCAGGTATAAATTTAGAGCCTGACGTAGATCCAGGAGAAACACTGTCTGTCAACACTTTGATGTTTTCTTTGTCTGTGAAGCCACCTAACTTATATGCCAACTGAACAGTCAACCCTTTCATTTTTTCAGTATAAAAAGTTTCTGCATCAAGATTCCTTGACACTAGATAGTTGATCACATAGTTTTGATACCCTGCTGTTTGGTATCTAGTTGTGACACCTGTGGCAGTGTCTGTCGAGGTTTCAAGATGGTACTTGGCAGTGGCTAGTGTTCTCCTTATACCCGTATCGGTATCAATTTGGTTTCCCGCTGTGTTTGTTCCCATTCTCGATACATCAAAGAAGTTTGAGAAGAATTTTGCAGGTTTTGTAACTGCAAGTGTCTTCAAGGCAGTAAATGGAAATGAACTTGATCTTCTCCATGCCGTTTCCGCAGGTGCCTGATCTCCAAATTTCCAGGAATTCTGCCTGCCTGGTATGTCATAGTTGTCAACAAGTCCTGCCCCCAAAGGATCAAGTAAATTTCCTGATGCGTCAACAGGCAAGTATGATCGTATTGTTGGTTTCCCATATCTGCCAACCTCAGTTGCAATCCTGTTCCATAAAACATCATTGGCAGATGTGTAAGGAGCCGGACCGTAAAGGTCCTCCCAGTTGCTTGGTTTCTCCGAATGTCCTAACATCTCCCATGGTCTTACGTGTGGTGCGTCTGTGTCATAAAAGTATTTGTATATGCCTCTCCAGTGTCCTGGGAGATTCTCATCAATTAGCCTGCCTCGAGATCTTGCGTAGTTGTATGTGAAAGGTGAGCCCTCAGTGAACGCTGTGTTATTGATGTACTGAACATTGTTCCTGCCTGCCCATTTGTAAAAGTCAGGACCCATGATATCATTTATTTCTTGAAGCGTGTACTCGGTTGACGTGAATGCACTCGGAGTCACATCATTCATTTCCAGCAAGTCTGAATCGAAGGTTACTTTGATGTTGTTGTAAATTCTTTTTTCAAGTTCTAAGATCAAATCATCACGTTCGTCTCCATATGCTTTTATAATCGAACCATCATGTTTTCTTATCACTGCCTGGTTAACAAGGAACGTATTGTCCGTAAATGCTTCCGGTGTATATTTAGGATACATACCAAGTTTAGTAGGAGACGGTGGCATGTAACTGCCTGTGGTATCTTCGTAATCCTTAATAACAATTTTATCTCCCTCTGCTAGGGCTTTTGATATGTTTACAGAATCATCTGTGGTGCTAAAAGTATAGTCCGAGCCCAGTAGTAACTGTGCGCCATTTAGATAGACATACACCGCTCTGTTGCTAGGATTAGATATATCATGTTGTGAATTCAAAGCATAATCTTTCTGTGATGATCCCATCACAGTGTATGATCTAGTTGACACGTTTTCTCCATACCCTATCATGTCCTCATAGAAGAAAGGGAAACTGCTGTCTCTACCTGGAGTGACCGCTGAAATTATTTCGTCGACCCTGTCCGCGGCAACACCTTCATAAGAAGTGCCTGTGGCGTGGGTCAAGAAAGAATTGTACCATTTCTCATATTCTTGATTTGCATAATCAATGGCAGTGATTGTGTTTGCCTCTTGATCAATAAGATTGAAAATGGCCGGCAATAAAGGTGCTTCGTGTTGCTGAATGCTCCCGCCTTTTAATCTAGCGTCAGGCTTGTCTCGAAGATTCGACACCCCTGGTATTGATCCTGTGACATCCGCATTCCTATCAAGAATGTCTCTCACATGATGTAAAATTTGTCCAAAAGTAAAAGTACCCAACTGTTCATTTAAAGCGTTTGTTGATAAATTTTGTGGTAGTTCATATATGCCCTTATCACTCACTTTGTCAGCATTGCTGTATCCTGCTATCCTAACCTGGTCGTTAGTTTCAAGATCTTCGTTGAACTTCACATACCTGTTGGTTGACCCGTCAACCAACGTATAATCTGTTGACAATGTTTTTCGTGTACCATTTACAAGCACCGACACTTCTAAATCAGTTAGCGAAGCAGAGTTTTTGAAAAAGTCGATCGGGAAAAGTTTTTTCTCTGTATCGTCAACTATCACAGTTCTCACTACTCGTTGTTTACTTTCACTAGTTCTCTTTATCCAAGAGCTTCTAGAATTGTGTGTGGTACGTCCTGTTGTGTAGTGTAGATGTCCTTCACCAAGCCTTTTTGTAACCGTTGTTGTTCCACTTTTATATGTGAATGTGCCTGCAGTGTGATCTGATTCAAACACAATGTCGCCAATATTATTGATTGTGTTGTATTTTACTTTTATACCTAGCACAGTGTCAGTGGTAGCCGAGTCAGATGTTGCAAATTCAAAAACTTTTGCTCCAGCGAATGTTGAATTTGGATACGTAGTAGCGTCATCAAATGACACATGATCATTGTCAAACATTCCAAAAAGAGGTTGCTGGTTTACTCCGGTCTTCTGTTGTGCCTCTTTCCATGCTGAAGTAGTGGTGTCAAAGAAAAAAGTCTTACCTTGGTTGTTTGTTCCAAATTCTATAAACACACTGTCGTCTGCTGTAGGTACCCCGTCGTCCTCAAGTGTTAGACTAATGTTTTGCGAACTGTCTCCTGTGTCGGCAAAACTTACTTTATAAATTCTTCCCTTGACTGTAGGATCGGTGTCTGCCGCAAATATTACCCTCATACCTTCAGCAAGAGTTATCCCATCGATAATGTAACCAGTTTGTAAAACTATTTCACTGAATGCATCCTTGGTGACTGTGTCGTACAAGGTTACAGATTTCTTCGCCACTGTTCCGTGATTGTACAGGGCAAGTCCTGAATCAAATTCAATTATAGGTCTTTTGGCTCTAGCATCCTCATCGAACGTTGCCGTGAAACCTCCTATCCTAGCAGTCTCTTCTATGACAGACCTATGGAACCACCTGTTGTATCTAGACCAGGCATTCTGGTCTCTGGAATCTCTTTTAATTGTGATATAATCCAGTGTTTCTGGAATGTAGAACGCTTTTGCATATGGTCTTGAGTCGTACGCCACTGCGTCGTAAAGTATTGTTGACTCGGTTGCATATGAACCTGGTGTGATAAGGTCTTCCACATCTGTCAGTGTGATGGCATCTCCAACGCCCTCAACATAGTATTCTTTGTTTTTATATGCAGTGGGAACCTTATCGTTAGTGAATTTTATTTTCATGCCATTGGAGAGATCCAATGTTCTTAGACTGTAATTTTTTGTTCCTATGATGTCATTTTCAGGATTAATTTGTACAGTGGTTGTTATATCTCTAATTTGTAGTAGGCCGTACATAGCATTGTGATTGCCACACTGATAATATAAAGTGTCAGGCGCTCCTGTCAGTGGTACCGTGAACGTGACCGTACCGTAATCGGCGCCGTTGTTAGTTACACCTGAACTGAATAGTGTTGACGTTGACCCGTCCTCTGCAACCTGGTTGTTGTAAGGTTCCGTCATTATGTAGAAAGGATGACCTTTTGCGTTTACATTAAATTTGTATGTGTTTCCCCTGTACAGGATAAGAGTTGGATTGTTTTCATTTTCCCTGTGAGTGAACTCGTATGCCGCTTGGGCATTATTTTTAACGGAATATTCTACTATCGAGGATGGCCCAACCGAATCTATCTCTATTGATCCTGGTCCATCAGGCATCCAGTAGTATTCTCTGTAATTGACCAGTTTGTCGTAGTCTATTGCAGGGTTCCAACTGTAGACATTTTCTTTGTTTAACCTGTCATGGTTATCTACATTACCTCCAAAAAACTTTATCTGGTTTATGTAGTCATCGTAGGTTCCTGTGAATTTGACCTGATCCTCAGGATTAATACTAGTAGTGTCTTTGTCTGTGTAAGTTACCGCCGGCTCGAGCTGATAGGCCATCCTGTCTCTGCTGGTTGCAGGAAGGTACCTGTCATTGACGTTTCTTGTATAAGCATCCTGTCTGCCTATGAAACCGTCAAGCCTCTCCAGTGAACCTTTCTGTACCAAGGGATCAAGTGTACTTGCGAGGAATCTCTGGTTGCTGTCGGTCCTGTAAAAGGCAGGAAGATGTTGTACGGTACGTCTGTACTCGTTGTTTCCTTGTTTTACAACTTCGTTATTGACTGATGAGTTTGTTGTGTGGTCTGCCATTAGTATCCTGATCCACTACTGCCGGAACTTGATGACGATCCGGAACCTGTTGTAGTAGAGCCTGACACTGCTGATCCTGTTGTGCTGTTCGTTGTGGCAGTTGATACTGATGTGACTACAGAACCGGAAGCCGCTAATTGGTTGGCTCCAAGTGCTGTTATGATTGACACATCATCAACGGTGGCCCCACTGATGAAAATTTCGTCTGCCGCTGAATTCAGTTGGAACAAAGACCCAAAACTCTGTCCTGACTGGTTTGGCACGATAACAACCGTTAATAGGTCAGGTGCCAATTCGTTGTGAACATAAGCGGCTAATTCTGTAAAATAAAAACTGTCTCCAAAATCCCAGTTGTCCAGAGCAAAAAATTCGTTGATTGCGGCTATCACTCTTGTCTTTATCACTGCATCTGATACATTTGTTTTAGGATTTTTTACAACTTTGAATGTTGCTTGTAATTCTTCATTGGCTGTTGAGCCGAATAATATTTTGTATTTGACAGGATGGTAAACAATCTGGTCTGATAGAGATTTCAATGGATTTAATATTCCTGAATAATTAATCCTCAGTTGATCCGAAGTAGAAGTTTCAGGTTGCGTTCCACCATCCTGTAGATATATTCTAAAAAGATTGTCATAAGTTCTCTCCAGCATGTAAACGTCCACAATGTTTGACACACTTGGATCGATCCTTGTTTCTTGGCCAGCATGATGCTTGTATTGGAAACTCAAAGAACTCCTGCCTTTTCTGGCAATGTAATCTGTGCTGGTTGAGAGCGTGTTTGTGGTGCTGTCATATTTCTTGATCACATCCTCATCCGAAGCGTAGAAGTAAAATAATTGATTGTCATCATAAGTTGCACTTGATAGTGTTATATCTGCTTCCTTTTCTGACACAACAAAGTTAGAAGCCGCATAAGGTCTGAATCTCTCTATGTTATCGTATGAAATGTATTTCTCAAAGAAAACAAATTTTGTAGACTCTGATAGTGTTGGCTCGATTATGATGTCGAACAGTTCTGGATTGTCCACAACGCCATCGTCGTCATTGTCAAAAAATCCAACTTTAACTTTCCTATTGTCTTGGAAGCCGTCTGATTCCGTTACTGTGTCCACCACCTGCCAGGTTATAGGATGTCCAACGCTGTTGCCTGTGGAAACTATGCTGTTTGTCTTTAATAATTTTACTGTGTCCTTAACACTTTTTCCTGTTTTATAGTCATAAATTCTTTCTTCAACGTCATAATGAAATTTATTCTGTGACTCAGATTCAAAAATGTAGTCTAGTTTTCTATACTGAACTGTATACGTGTTTCCGTCATTCGTGAATTTGAACCACCAACTTGCATCTGCATTTGTACCTGTAGTGCTTCCTGTGTCTGCTAAACTGAATACCGAACTTGTAGAAAGATTAGTTGACGTAATTACTTTCCAAGACTCGCTGTCAACATCATATCGTAATCCAAACTCCTCAAAGGCTTCTATCCGATCAATAATATCCGTCTCTAGAGTGCTTGAAAATGAAGTTGTAAGATTTGGAATAATTGCGTTAATCACTGATCCATCTGGAACCACATTGTTTAATGTTACTGGGCCAACTCCTGTTTCCAGGTTACCTTTTCCGCCGTTGGCGCCATCTAATACCACTGCTCCAATCTTTGCCCAAAGTCTGTCTTCTGCTTCGTCTGTTCCTGCAGTTACCAAAGTATTGTTCAAAAATTCCCTTGTATCGGGAGATGTGAACTTTATTAATGCTCCAGGTTTAGCATACTTTAGGTTTGAAGTAGCGGAATCGCCTATTACTAGGGCACCACCTGATGTGAAAAATCCAGTGTTTGTATTTGTTGAAGTAGTTGTGGAATTCCATGTTGTTGTTAGTCCACTGACGTCTTTGGTAGCATATTTTAGATAATAGAATTGCCTTGCATATGCATTCTTTAATTTTGCTTCTATATCAGCGTCGATCGTTGATTGTATATCACTACGATTGTTAAAAGTGAATGTAAACTGTTGTGTTGATTCTTCTCTATAAAGAATCCCGTCCTCAGCAAAAGTGCTGACATTAGAGTAGGCACCTGTCGGATCTAAGATTTCTTTGGCCCTGGAAATACCTGATGCTGATCTGTTAACAGATCTTACTTTGACGATCTCCTGTGATGCTGATAGTGGCACAACTTGATAGTCCTCAGCGGTGATCATCCTGTTCTGCGAATAATAAACCTGAGATGCTTTTTCTTTTATTGAATCATTGGATTCAGTTGCCGCCGCATTATACACCGCGGCCTTAAGGCTTATGCCCATTGTCAACGACTGTTGTGCACCATTGGCATCCGTGTATGGCACAGTCAACTGTACGTTCTGCATGTCGGACGATTGTATTGCATATTTGGCATTGTCACTCACCCTCACGTATGACCTGAAACTTCCCAATGGAATGTTAGAAAAGTTTCCGTCTCCGAACACAAGATCTACTGCGTCATCATTTTTGGTAACAACGTTGTAAATGTTTCTTTCCGATCTAGATAATGAATTGTAAATTGCGTTGTTGCCGGCCAGTGCAGGAACCTTGTTCCATACTTCTGCTATCTGACCAAACTGATCTAATTTGTAAAGCCAAACATCAGTGTCGTTGATATTTGTTATGTTAAGTGGTTTGACAAAATTCGTAACAGATGCATCAACCGTAAAGTCTGTCTGCTGTAAGTTTCCTTGTTTGAAAAGGAAGAAAAATCCTGTGTTGTTGGAACTGTCCCCGGATCCATCAGATCTGTACGTGTATGTCAGTCCCGATCCAGGCACTGGGTCTGACTCGTAGATGCTGTCTGAACCTGTGATCCTGCTTGGCACTATCTCGAATCCCCTCGATATGCCTCCAACAGATTTTGAAAATTTGAAGATTGGCAAGTCAAATTGGTTTGAACTTAAAGTGTACACTTCTGTGTCTATGCCACCAATCTTGCCGGACTCCCTTGGATTGCCAAACAGTTGTCCTGTCTGGTTGGCCGCGTTGAATATTGCTGTGAACTGTTCTCTGTAGTTTGAGTTGGCAGAATCATTCCAAATGATTGTGCTGTTCGCTAAATTTGTTCCAGTGCTGTCCAGTACATCCTGCGTAGTTGAAATAGAATCTATCTTTAACAATCCTGTGGCAGGCTTGTTTCTCTTTGCATTGTAGTTGATTAATCTTGCTAACCTAAGAACAGAATTTCTTCTCTCCGCTGTTTCGAGGAAATTTTCCCTTGCATTCAGATCTACCCTAAATGACAGTGCCTGAGAAATGTATGCTATCAGATCGATAAGTGCAACATACTCCGAACTTTCAACAAAGTCATTGAAGTCGTCTGGATAGTTCTCCCTTAGATAGGCAACCATTGTTCTTCTCAGAGTTTCGAAGTCATAAGATTTGAAATCTGCCTGCTGGAAAGCCTGGTAGATCTTTCTCCAATCTTCCGCTACAAGTAATCTGTTCTGTCTATCTGTTGTGGCCATTGTATATACAACGGTATTTATATGTTAGGAAATGTGCGTATATTAAGATAGACGCAATAGAGAGTTTTCGTCAAAATTAAACCGCAGTTTTTCAGTGATATTCAAAGGAACATAGGTGATGGTTGCCTGTATGGCTATGCCCTTATCGGCCTCTGTTACCAAAATTTCTTCTGTTGAGATCCTCGGATCTGCGTTGAGATTTGCAGTTATATCCTCAACAATGGCGTCTTTAAGATCGTCTGTGAATGGTTCAAATATGGCGTCATATATGATTGTGCCAAACTCAGGATTTTCAACCCTTTCTCCTTTACGAATACTCAATCTGTTTATCAGCCCTTGCTTGGCAACTTCAAAATCATATAACTTAAAGTTTTGCTTGTCCGCACGTGAACTGAAACCTTTGAAGGTAACACTTTTATTAGATAAGCCTCCTGCTCCTGTACCTGATCCTGAATCTCCGTATGCCATATACTATATTTACTCTATGCTATGTCGTCTTTGTCCCTACCAAGTGTTGGTCTATCAAATGGTTCATGTGTAGGGAAAACGTCTTTGCTTTTTTTGGTCTTGTAATCAACCACTGTTGTTGCTGTCTTCTTGGTATTTTTTCTTCCTCGTATGAAAGGTTGCACTGCAATAGTGTCGTCGTTTTTCACAGTGATTATACCCACTTGTCCGGCTTCAGGCTTTAACCATGACGGTCCCCATCCTTTCCTCGCTTTTTGCGAATTTAGGTGCACCTGTGATCCGGCGAGGTCTATGTTGCCGCCTGCACCATGCAACTGTGGACCATCTGTGAATGACTTGATGTTGGTTTTTGCGTAAGACATTAACGTGCCCTGAGAAGAATTACGTATCGCTTTTTTGGCCATTGAATGCAAGTTTTCTCCAGCATTTAAATTTACATCTTTTTCCGCAGTGAAATTTATTTTCTTTTTTGCATGGAAGTTAATGTTCTCATCTGCGTGTAGGTTGAAATCTCCCTCGGTTCTTAAACTTACACCCCTGTTGGAGTACATGATTATTCGTCCTGCCCTATCCATTTCTATCCACGACTTTCCTGTGCCATTTGCAATATACACTGAACCTTCCGTGTCATGCAACAACACTTGATGTCCTGACGCTGTTCTTAATCTTATAAGTTGATTGTCTCCATTAACATCACCGTCGTCCATTACAAAAGAATGTCCGGACTCCCTGTCAACACGCACAGGACGGTTGTCCAACCCGATGTTTACGGTGTTACTGTCGCTTCTTATCCTGCCGGGGGTGTTCATGCCAAACACCGCACTAGGTGCCTCCCTTCTCGCAGACGATGAAGTGGTACCCCTTACTGTGTCTTGAATCAATCCTTGGGCTGTCAGTTGATCGGCCAATAAATTGTTGACTGGATAGTTCCACAGGTGTGCATTAGAAATGTTTTCACCCTGAAGCATGTTTCGATTTTTTTCACCTGCAGGTAGAACTTCTGTGCCGTACTCCTTCTGTTTACTTGGTCCAAAGTCAACACCACCAGCATCAAGCCTGGTCTTGGCCGTGGCACCATTCGCCGGCACCATCTGATTAGTAAGTGGGTCTTGCACACAGCCTATCCAAAAAGCAGTATTGGCGTTTTGATCTCCCTTTGCAAATATCACAAGCACCGTGGTGTCGACGTCGGGTGGCACCGCCCACATGCCATATGACTGTTGCGTGGCCTTGAAATCGTATGGATTGGTCTTTGACACAGCACGTATGCTTTTTACCCCATAGAACGGTGACAGATACTGACACCAGGTCAACTGTCGAGCTGTGGGCTCGGTGGTGTTGGATAGGGCGGGAATGTTCACTCCAAGCCTTCCCATCTTCAGTGGGTCAGCCGTTGTCTTGACAGTCGCAAGATACGGGCCTGGATCACTGTCCATGTACTTCTCATTGAAGTCCTTTTGGTTGTCCTGCGAATCTGTAAATCCTCTTGAATCTTGATATGACATAATTTAATTTATACTATATTAATCCCTCTGTATCAATTCCTTTTGTTCTTTCGATATTCTCTGCTTTCTTTTCTTGATCTTTAATATATTTGTCTAATTTAGATAGGCTTTTCTCTGCCGAACTAATCAACGCAACAGGCACACCTTCTCCGTTTTGATTATTCAACCTTACACAGGTCAGTGTTTGTGTGAACGAGCCGTTGCTCATCTGGCTGTCCACTTTTACCACTTGGTACACTCCGCTAAAGAACAAGTTTTCTTCCCTGTACTTCTTGCCATCGCCACCGAACATGGTTCCTTCCTTTTCGTCCAGATCCTCTGGCAACCTGTATCTGAGATTTATGCAGGGCATGAACTGATCGGCGTTGAAACTGTGTAGTTGCTGATCGAAGTCCTTGTTTTTCTGATCGGGAAAAGTCGCTGGCTCTTCTTTTTGAGCTGACGGCACGTATATGTCCTGGCAGATGTAGGCCGGATCTCCTAATATTTCCAGTTCAATCCTCATCATGTCCGCCTCGGGATTGGTGAGGTAATCAAAGAACTCCTGAGCCTTTGGATTGTGTTTGTTGACTGTTTCTGTACTGCTTCTACCTTTTATCACAGATGGATATGATCTAAGGGGAAGGGTTGGCTCCGGATCGGTCTCCGTGCCGAATGCCTCCAGTATGTTTTGCTTGATTTCCCCAACTATTCCGTCACCAGTCCTAGTTTTGGCTTCTCGAACATTCCTCATATAGTACGCCGACTTGTAGTTGATCCGTAGGCCCTGCACGTCCACGTTGTCACCGGTGTACAGGTACTCATATTCTTTTCTCACGAAGCTCGACCAATCTGCCTTTGCACTCATTCCGGCACCAATCATCTTCAAAACGTGGACCTTGTAAGGCATGGCACGGAATATTATGGTTTTTGGATGCATCTTGGTTATCTTGTCTAGTCTGGTTGTGTCAGTAAGTATTGTGCTCTTGATCTTGAACCAGGGTATGAATGGTAGGACGGCTACCCTGTCCGCAAAATCCTGTGATTTGAGTA